ATCCAATACTCCGAGAGTATAAGTTTACCAATGTGAAACGCGCCCATGACCGAACAACCCGTTGGTTCTGGGAAAATGCGTTAGACCCCCATTCCAAAGACCCGTTAGAAGTTCAACTTTTTAACTGCGCCTTATTTCGGTACTTTGGAACAATAGAATTTTTTGAAGCCATTGGATGGCATTCTCATTGGAATGCTGATAAAGCAGACCGTGTTAAGGCCACAGCGCATTTAAGACTACTAGATAAAAAACGAGTATTCACGGGTGCCTATGTAATTACCAATCAAGGAATTAAGGCTCCAAAACAGAATGTTGTAGTGGATTATTTTCTTACTCCCCTTTGGGAAACTTGTCCTTTACTTGTGCAAATAGCACAGGAATCTAAAAGTTGGGAAGCTGTAGCTAACTCAATGATGCAGCTGAAAGGCTTTGGCGGCACTGGATTTATGACAAAAGAGATCTTACAAGATGCAATACACACCCCTGTACTTCACAGCTGTACTGATCGCAACACTTGGTGTCCTGTTGGCCCTGGTGCAAAACGAGGAATTAATCGTATCCTTGAACAGCCTGTTAAATCAACCTTAAAAGGTAATGACGGCTTAGTTATTATGCAAAAATTATTCGAAATGAGATGGAAACACTGGCCTGAAAATTTCGTAGAATTAGAATTGCATGACATACAATTTCAGCTTTGTGAATTTGATAAGTATGAACGTGTAAAGCATGGGGAAGGTAGACCAAGGAGCCGGTATAGATGGCCTGGGTGAACAAGCCGTATGGCTATAATACCAAGCCCGGTTATGGACCGGATAGAAATAAGATAACTTATAAGGAAAGAAACTGCCTTTTGTGTTCTCGTTCGTTCCAAAGCTGGGGCGCAGGTAATAGAGTGTGCGGGCGTTGCCGAGAAACTCGCGACTATAAGGATTTATCTTTTGCCGAACCATATAAGCGATAAAATGTTGATTTATATTCACACCGCAGGACGGCCTGATAAACAAACAACCTTAAAGAGTTTTTCGCCTGAATTGATTAAGCGTACTCGCTTGGTAGTTCAAGATGCAGAAAAAGACCGTTACTACAAGTTTCCCAATGTGGTGGTATTGCCGGGAGATATAGATAGGTTAAGTCCTACACGGCAATGGATACTTGAAAATGCCGAAAGCAATAAGTTTGTAATGATGGATGATGATTTAACTTTTGCTTTTAGAACATTTTCTTCAGGCACAAAACTGCATAAAGCAGAATTAGATAATGTCGCCGTAATGTTTCACGAAATTGAAACGGCGTTAGACCATCATATCCATGTGGGTGTAAGTGCTAGAGAAGGAAACAATAGGGTAAAAGCAGACTTTAAAGAAATAGCACGAATGATGCGTTTACTGGCATACGATAAACAAAAAGTATTAGACACCGGCGCTAAGTTCGATAGGATAGATACTAAACAAGATTTTGATATGACATTACAACTCCTCCGGAAGGGGTATAAAAATCTTGTGTTTTACAAATACGCCCATAATCAATCAGGAAGCAACGCTAGAGGCGGTTGCAGCGTTTACCGAAACCCGGAAATGATGGACAGGTGTAGCAATGAACTTGCTGCATTACATCCCGATTTTGTTAAGGTCGTTGAAAAATACACTAAGACCAGTTGGGGTGGCGGCATTAGAACTGATGTTAGGATAGCGTGGAAAAAGGCTTATGAAAGTTATACTCAGTCGTAATGTTAATGAAGCCTACGTTGTAGGGTTACGATCCTTAGATGCGTATGGCGACATACAAGACAGTAGGGTCGGTCAAACTAAAGTACATCCATATCCTGTTTCAACCGTTTACGCTTATCCTTGTGAACGTGTTTTATTCAACGAAAAACGGGACGCTAACCCCTTCTTCCATTTAATGGAAGGGCTGTGGATGTTGGCTGGTTGTAATGACGTAGAATGGATAAGCCGTTATAACAATACGTTTAGTCAATTTAGTGACAATGGGATTACTTTTAATGCCGCCTATGGATATAGGTGGCGAAAACATTTTAACCGTGACCAATTAGATGAACTGGTTAAAATGTTAAAAGATGAACCAAACACTCGTAGAGCCGTTATTAGTATGTGGGATCCATACGCCGACTTTAACCAAAGCGGCAAAGACTTTCCCTGTAATTTAAATATCGCATTTCGGATACGAAAAGATAAACTAACGATGACGGTATTCAACCGTTCTAATGATATTATCTGGGGGGCCTATGGAGCTAACGCTGTACATATGAGTATGCTGCAAGAATATATAGCTGCTCGGGTGGGCATAGAAATAGATAGATATACCCAGGTTAGTAACGATTATCACGCATATGTAGAGGTATTAAACAGGGTAGGTATTCCAGATCCACATCCTATGGATCCTTATGAAATGCAAGAAGTTAAACCCTATCCATTAATAAACGATCCAGCTATATGGAAGGAAAATCTTGACTGCTTTATAGCAGACACAGCTTTGTTCCATAAGTGGTGTGGTTATTCTTCTCCTGCCAATTATAAATTTGATATGAAAAGGTTTTCTCTTACTCCGTTCTTTTCTGATATTGCAATACCGATGGTACGAGCTTGGGGTGTTTATAAAAAGAAAGACTATAAGGCAGCGATAACAATTATTACTGAAAATATGCCGGACAAATGTGATTGGAAAGTTGCGTGTCGTGCGTGGCTACTAAGAAGGATAGAAAGAAATGCGACAAGAAACGCTGAGAAAGGGCGGGGCCGTCAAAAGGTGGCACACGATAACTAATGTTAAGGAGCAAACTGTGGCTTCTCATTCTTGGGGTGTGGCAAGTATTTTGTTGGATTTGTGGCCTGACAGTTCTAATAATCTTATTCGTGCTGCTTTATGGCATGATGTTGCTGAGTTACATACCGGGGATATTCCAGCGCCTATTAAATGGGAAAACAAAGAATTTGCACACGCCTGTGATAAAATAGAAAAACGTGTTCAAAAGCAGCTTCACTTATTTAAGCAGCTTGATTCGGTAGAAAAAACCAAATTAAAAATAGCCGACTTATTGGAATTAATGTGGTACTGCCTAGAGGAAATAGAATTGGGAAATACCAAATTTAAAGATATTCTCCTAGTAGCTGAAAAGGAATATTCTAAACATCGAAAAGTTAATATCCAAGCTGACCACATGTGTGATTCTATTTTATGTCGTGGAAAAAATTAATGACAGCCGCCGTTATCTGTTTGGCGATGGCAATATATTTCGAAGCTAGATCCGAACCGATTATCGGTCAAGCAATGGTGGCATTTACAGTGTTGAACAGGGTGGACTCAGATAATTATCCAACAGATATTTGCAGTGTCGTACAAGAAGGCCCACGCCATGCCAGCGGGCAGATGGTTAAGAACCAGTGCCAGTTCTCATTTTGGTGCGATGGCGAACCAGAAAACATCGAGGATTGGACGGCATGGCACAAAGCTGTAAAGATAGCTAGATGGTCGCTTATCCAGCCCTTCGATTTCAGTGAGGGCTCAACCCATTATCACGCAGCCAATATTAAACCGGACTGGCTTACGTTAGTAGAGCCGACAGTAGCAATTGGAAATCATAAATTTTACAAACTAAAAAATGGAAAATAGGAGCTCTTAATGTCCCAGGCAAATAAGCGTCAGGTTGGCGGTATGCATTATCAAAATAAGATTCAGCACTGGGACTGGGTTTCTAGCAACGGGCTTGATTACTTCCAAGGACAGATCACTAAATATGTTGCACGTTGGAAAGATAAAAATGGAATAGAAGACTTAGAAAAAGCTCGGCATTTCTTAGAAAAATATATAGAAATAGAAACAACCAAAAAACACAATGAAAACCAGGGGTGTCTTAATTTGGTAGAACCAACAGAATTAGAAATTGAATCGGGTGCGGTGCCGCTGGCCCGTGGATATGTTGATCAGGATTACTAATGCGGGGAGATTTAATCATAGAGGCACTCAAAAGCGCCACTAAAATATTTAATCTCACCA